TCAAGTGGGTCTGGCGGAAACGTCACGCCCGCCGATCTGCCGATCGTGCGCCGGGATCTATTGCAGGAAGACGATTTCTTCGTACTGCAAGAGGATGGAACTGGGAAGATCGTGTTGTCTTTTGGCACCTACGATCGAATGGCAACTGAGCAGGGCACCGATCTCATTTTAACCGAAGCATCCGACAAATTCATTTTAACCGTAGAATAATATGGCAGACACAAAGATCACAGCACTGACGGCGTTGACCGCCGCTGATCCGGCTAATGACGTTATCCCTATCGTTGATGTCAGCGATACCACGATGGCGGCATCTGGTACGACAAAGAAGATCAGCGTAAACAACATCCTCGGAGCATCCGGCACCGCCACCCTCGCCTCCGCCACCATCACCGGCGATCTGACGGTGGATACGAGTACGCTGAAGGTTGATTCAACGAACAATCGGGTGGGTATTGGTCTTGCCTCTGGAATGACCGCTCCGCTTGAGGTGCAATCCAATACTAGCGGAACTGCAATCAATATTCGTGGCCGTGCGGATAATTCCGGCGCGTTAAGATTTTTCGCAAATGATGGAACAACTCAACAAGCATACATTAGTGGAGATGACTCTAATATTGATATTGTTTCCGCATCTACTAGACCTATCCGATTTATTGTAAACGGAGCTGTTGTTGCCTCCGTATTAAACGGTGGTAATGTGTCTATTGCCAACGGTAACTTGGTAATGTCAACGTCCGGCAAAGGCATCGACTTCTCCGCTGTTACCGGCGGAACCGGAACGGCTACTGCGAACGTACTGAACGATTACGAGGAGGGGACGTGGACTCCTACGGATGGTAGTGGTGCTGCATTAGCGTTTACGGTTTCCGCTTGCCGATACACTAAGGTTGGAAGAACTGTAACAATTCAGGGAAATATCACATATCCAGTAACTGCAAGTACGGCTAATGCTACTTGGGGTGGTTTTCCGTTTAATTCATCAGATGTATTTAACCTCAGTATTAATTACACTGACGCTTCAGTTGCAACTCTTACATACATATCAAGCAACGGAGTAAACGCTTTCCTGTTAACACCCGGTGTAAACACTCAAAATGTTACTGTAAGCGGCAAAACTATTGCTTTTTCTGGAACCTACATGGTCTAATCGCCTAACCCTATGCTAACAGAACGCACTATTTTCTCGCTTTGCGAGGTTCTTCCCAACACGACGTTGCAGGTCCGTCTTGCGGACCAGATCGTCGATGGCGAAGTCGTTAAGGCTTCCACCTTCCGCCGCTATTGCCTCGCTCCCGGCTCAGACCTTAGCGGTCAACCAGAGCAGGTTGTCGCTATTGCTGGAGCCGTATGGACTCCTGCCGCTGTCGCAGCCTACGCCGCAAGCCAAACCCCTAGCCCCACCATCCAATGATCGTACCAGTCAACATTGTCGCAGTGCAGGTGAACCAGAATAACTCGTTGTTCGTTACGACCGGAGTTGATTACGACAGCGACGGCGCGGTTGTTGGCTCTGAGATTACCTCGCAGTATACGCTTGTTCCCGGTGACGACCTTACTGGTCAGCCGACCGAGGTTGTGAATATCGCTACCGCGTTGTGGACTCCGGCGGTTGTGGGGGCTTACAAGCTGGCGAATCCGGTGGTTGAAGCCGTACAGCCTAAATCCGAGTAATGGAACCAACGAACAGCAGCACCAGCCCTGGACTCAGCCTAGCAGCAGCGGCAGGTGCCACCGCTGTTTCGTTTCTTCCGGTACTGACCGACTGGGTTCGCCTTATCACCGCGCTGATTGGCTTACTTTGCGCCTGTTACGCAGCGTTTCGATTATTCCGCTCTAAATGAAAAACACGAAAACAACTCTCGCCGGTGTAGGTGCTATCCTGATTGCTATTGGAGGAGCCTTGAAGGCTGTCTTCGATAACGACCCAACAACCAACCTCGACCTGACGACGACCATCGCCGCGGTCACCGCTGGCATTGGTTTGATCATGGCTAAGGATGCCAAGGAAGCCGAAGCTCCTAAGCCGTGAACTGGATCTATCAGATCCTCAAGGCTCTGCTGGATTTCCTCCGCGAAACACCACCTACCGATGTGCAACATGGCAAAGCTCCCGAGGCCCTCAAGAGCGATCTGGATGGCCGCATTGCTGACCTGCCTGGGTTGCCAGATGACGAAGGTGGTCCTGGTGCCAAGCGGTGATCCGGTGATGTTGGCCAAACCTACAACGGCCAGCGTGTACGGATTCGATTCTGACAAGAAGCTGGTGGGACCATCCAAGGTGGTCTTGCCGGCAGGTTGGTACGTTTTACCGAAGAACTGATATGGGAACACCACTCACAGGCAGTAGCGTTGCATCGACCTACACTGGCCTACTCAAGAACTCCGACAACTCCACCGTAGGCGCATCGCTCAAAGCCATCAGCGACGGCAGCGGCAATGACTCTGCACTTGAGATCTCCAATGCCGCAGTCAATAGCAAAGGCAACTTCAGCGTAGGAGTATCCGCTGACAAGCTCACAGTGGCTGCTGCAAGCGGCAACACGGCCATTGCGGGTACTTTGGCTGTCACCGGGGCTACCAACCTATCAAGCCTCGCTACGAGCGGTGCAGCGACCATAGGCGGTGCGCTCAATGTTACCGGAGCAACCACGCTCACCGGCAATCTCACGGTACCAGGAAACCTCGCGGTTACTGGTACCTCCACACTGACCGGTGCTACCGCCGTTACCGGTACCCTCGGGGTAACCGGAGTCTCTACGTTGGCCAGTGCTGTTGTCACCGGAGCGGCTACTGTTGGCACAACCCTTGGCGTAACCGGCAATGCAACGCTGGCGGCAAACCTAACTGTTAACGGAGACACAACGCTTGGAAGCGCACCGGCAGATCTTGTAGTTATTCTTTCAGATCAGATCACGGTTCCAAATATACTTAGTGCTACAATAGATCTTGCCGCCGACAAGGTGCTGATCACTGACGCAAACGATTCTAGCAAGGTTAAGGTTGTTGCTGCGAGTTCATTGGGGATAAGTGCGACAACCGCTCCTCAAGTAAAACAAACTCTCTATCAAGACTCCACCGCTGGTGCAAGTCCGTTTGTTGCCACAAGTGCTGGATCAGGAACTGAGATAACGGTGCTTACCACATCGATTACTCCTAGATCCACAGCCTCAACGGTGTTGGTTACTATAGCTATCAACGTTGGAGTTTCCGGAATCTTATCCTACGGAGCATTCAGAATAACTCGTAATGGAACGGAAATTGGATCAAATAACGTAGGTTCATTGTTGTACGGCATTGCTCCTTTAAATAGCACTGGATCTACTAGTGGAAGTGTTTTCACTAGTCAATTCATCCAGATTCTTGATTCACCGGCATCCGCATCCGCTGTTACTTACAAGATCCATTTGTACGCCACTGGTCCAACGAATTTCCCATCAATATGGGTAAATAGAACATTACAAGATGTTACTAATGGAGTTAACGCTGACAGCCTTGCCCGCACCAGCTCCTCAATGATCTTGCAAGAATACTTCGCATGAAACCCTCCGAAGCGGCTCAAGCGGCTTGCGACAAGTTGTCGTTCACAGACTCGGCCACCATCGCGTTGGCCAAGAAGTTCTGTATCCGCCGCTACTCGATGATCTGGGATTCCTGCCTGTGGAACGATACCCTCGGCATTATCTCTCATCCGGTCACCGCCGGCGATGAGATGATCACTCTCTCGGATTACGTTGCATCCGCTTACGCTTCAGGGACCGGTTACAACACATTCATCGACTTCCCCGTAGCCATCCGCTTCACGGTCACCGGAGATACCGATGGCATCGAAGTGCCCGCCGCGGAATGGGTCTCGTTCTTCCAGCTCGATCCTAACACCTGGAACAACGTCGATAGCCGTAAAGCCACCCCCGGTAACTTCGTTAACTGGACCCGATTAATCGGTGGAGCTTATGGCGAGGCCGGTGTTCCCCGCATCAAGCTCGTTCCCACGCCCAATGCCGATGGCACCCTGTTCATCCTCGCCAAGAAACAGTCGCAGATGCGGCAGTTCGGTGAGGCGGTCACCATCTCCAACGATACCAACTTTGAGTTGCGAGGCGTAGAGAACGCTCTAATGGCCTACACTGAAGGCGATCTCCTCGAATACTCTCGGCAGTACGGCAAAGCCCAAGCCAAGTTCCAAGAAGGAGCCGCTCAGGTCTCCATCATGAAAGACATGGAACGCGGCCAACAACAGCAAATCAGCCGCATCATCCCAGATAGCTTGTACGATTACACGTTCCAAGACATCCTGTAATCCGCCATGCCATTCCAATCCTCAGATGCTCTCGATGACCAGATGCTTCTGGATGGAAGCACTGGGTTTTCGACCGGCGTAATTTCAGCCACTCGTCCCGATGGCATTCCTGCAACCAGCATGGAATCGGCCATCAACATGGACTACGACGACTTCGGTAATCTCGTCACCCGTCTAGGAGCCGTTTCACTGGCAGGCAACAGCATCACCGCCAACTGGGAGGACATCATCACCAACTGGGAGTCAACGACTTCCAACTTTGGCAGTAACCTTCCAATCAACGCGACGGTATTGTCCGGTTTCTACTTCGACACAGCCGCTTCCGAACGCCTTGTCATCGCTGTTAATGACCTTAGCACCTCTACCAAGAGCCTCTACTTCGGATCACCCGGCGTTTCCTACAACCTGATTTCGGGATCAACGCTCAACGCTTCCGCTTCCTACGTCTATTTTGCTCAATTAAATGACAAATTGTTTTATTCGGACGGTTTAGGAACGCTTAAATACGTCTCAAGCGCAAACCTCAACAGCTCCACCACAGCCGGCAAGATCAGCCGCATCGATGTCATCAATCAGGGGACCAACCATTCGTCGATTCCAACGATAACCGTTGCAGCCCCTCCCAGCGGCATCACGGCTACGGCCACTGCGGTTGTTTCTAACGATGGTAATCTCGTATTCATAACGATCACCAATCCCGGCAGCGGATATACGACCGCTCCAGCGATTACTATTTCTCCTTCCGCCTCGTCTCACGCCGTAGCCTTTGTATCGCTCACGCCTCCTGCCAAGCCGATCTTTCTTACCACCCATACCAATCGGTTGTTCGCAGTTTCCGCGGATACATCCATCCAGCCCGATACCCTCTACTTCTCGGATATCCTCGATGGCGAATCCTGGGATCCTCTCGGGTCTCTTCGGATCGGTGGCGATGGTGATCCAATCAAGGGACTCTACTCTTGGTTCGGCTATCAACTCATCGTCTTCAAGGAACGCTCTATTTGGAGCGTAAATGCCGATCCTACGCAGGATGCTGCCGATTGGACTATATCACTCATCAGCGGCAATATCGGCTGCTCATCGCACCGGTCCATTACCGCGGTTGGTCCTGACGTATTCTTCCTATCCCGAGATGGCATCCGATCTCTCCAGCAGATCCAAGCCGGTACCCAGACTAGCGTAGGTCTCGCGCTCTCCAGCCCGATCAACGACCTCATCAGTCGCATCGACAAGACCAAGCTCGATCTCTGCGACGGTGTATTCTGGAACAACCGCTATCTGTTGGCGGTTCCGTTCGTTGCCGAAGAACCAGCGATCCT